AGCACCTCGCTGTTCTTTTGCTACATCTACCGTCGCAGTTGCTTGAGCCTTAACGCCCTCTAATGCCGTCTCCGCAGTCTTTATATCGCCTTCTGTAATCTTGCGCTGGATATATTTGGCGGTCGCAGCATCGATGTTGGCGGCGTTGATCTGCGTCTTAAGCTCTTCAAAGAGGTTCTGCTGCTGATACGTCAGCGCTTCCGTCTGCATCTCTTTATCGATTTCAGCGATCTCTTTTGCGCCAGCTCGTTGCTCTTTCGCTACATATTCGGTAGCACCTCGCTGTTCTTTTGCTACATCTACCGTCGCAGTTGCTTGAGCCTTAACGCCTTCAAGCGCCGTTTCAGCCGTCGCTATATCGCCTTCTGTAATCTTACGCTGGATATACTTAGCAGTCGCAGCATCGATGTTGGCTACGTTGATCTGCGTCTTAAGCTCTTCAAGGAGGTTCTGCTGCTGATACGTCAGAGCTTCCGTCTGCATCTCGGCATCAATTTCAGCTATCTCTTTTGCACCAGCTCGTTGCTCTTTCGCTACATATTCGGTAGCACCTCGCTGTTCTTTCGCTACATCTACCGTCGCTGTTGCTTGAGCTTTTACTCCCTCCAGCGCCGATTCCGCAGTCTTTATATCGCCTTCTGTAATCTTGCGCTGGATATATTTAGCAGTCGCGGCATCGATGTTCGCCGTATTGATCTGCGTCTTAAGCTCTTCCCACAGATTCTCTTGCTCGAAGGTCAACGCCTCGGTCTGGAGCGCCTTCTCGCCCTCCATAAGCAGCTCGGCTTTTTCATACTCGCCGCTATTAATCAGCTTCTGAATGTCGGTGCGACTCTTGGCATCTATCCGCGCCAGGGCCTGGTCCGTATCCAACTGAGACTTCAAGCGCCTCTCTTCGGACGCCAGCTCAGCTTCCACTATCCGCTCTTCGGCACCAGCCTCTTGCCCGGCAATCGTCTTCACTCGCGGCTTGCCCTCATCCAAGTCCACTTCACCCGCCGCTAACTCTCGCTCCAGCCTGCGGTCTTTGTCCGCTTCACTAACGGCCGTAACATCACGCTCTCGCTCTAAGTCGAGTCCCAGCTCTCGGGCCAGGGTAGCCTCGTCATCCAAGTAGCCAGTAACTCCAGCTCGTGCCAGCGCTTCGGCCTCCTGAGCCCCGCGAACCCCTTCCTCAAAGCGTTCTCGGGTCGTCGGCTCGGTAATCGTCAGGCCCCGAGCGAGGGCACGGTCGGCAATGTCTTGCTGCAGCATCGCATCACTCCGCTGCAGATCGGCAGCATACTGATACTGCGGTGCCAGGATCTCAGCCTGCGCAAGCTGCCGGTCAGCCCGATCCATCTGAGCGCCGATGTCTTGTTCTCTACCGGCCAGGGAGCGGGCCCCACGCAAGAAGCCGCTGATGTCAGCCTCCCGCTCAATCGCATCTTGCTGCGCCTGCCGTGCAGCAAGGGTGTCCACGCCACCCAAGCGACCAACCATCTCGCCGCCGCGCATATAGCGGTCACTACCCAGCTCGGCTAGCTGCAACGCAGCCTCCAGGCGCGGGTCGTTCTGCTGGCGGTAGGCCTGGTCGGCTAAAATGTCGCTGTAGGTGCGTCCGTAGCCTGCCCTGAGTTCACCCAGGACATCGGCGGTGTCGCCGCCACCTCGCAAGACGCCGTAGCGCTGCAGGTCTTCTATCGTCTGGGCCTCGTCCTTTGCCTGGCGGGCCTCAAGGTCGGCCATTTGCGCAGCCGTTTGCGGATCCATGCCTCCTTCGCCCAACAGGTTTTGGCGCAGAGCGTCCAGCATGACCTGCTGCAGGTCCGTCTCGTACTGGAAATATTCGGGGTCGTATTGCACGTCGCCGGTCGCCAACATACTGGGACCGCCCAGTGGCGCTTCGGCCCGATCCAGCCGTATGTCAAGGTTGGGATCGGCAACCCTGACACCCGGCAACCCTTGGCGAGTGCGGGCCGCAAAATCTTCCGCATCCCGTATCAGCTCACGCTGCGTTTCCATCTGCTGCTGTCGCAGTTCTTCGTCCGTTACCCCACCGACCGCTTGAGCGGCAGCTACACTGGGCCCGGCAGGCTGTACGGTGAGGCCCGGTTGCTCTCGCGTAACATCGACCTGCGGCTGGGCAGCAGGCCCCGTAGTTGCGCCAGCAGGCGCAATGTATGACTGCATCACCATACTACGCAGGCTATCAATGTCCGAAGGCATCCCCATCCGCTGAGCCGCTATTGAAGCGTCTGCAAGGCTGAAGTCTGTACGGCCCTGACGAGCTAAATTCCTCGCTTTTTCTATTTCTTGGTTATAGATATTTAACATGCCTTGATCAGACGATCGAATGCCTGTATTGCCTATAAGCCCATCGTCGCTGCCATTGCCGGTAGTGGGATCTGTGAGCCCAGCGGGGTTTCCTCCACTGACATTATTTTGGCTGTTTTCAAGTGCGGCTAAACGATCTTCAAAGCTTTGGTCTTTTTCTGCAGCAGCTTCTGCAGCAATCCTCGCCTCTGCAACTGGATCTCTCGCAATAATCGGGGCTACATTTTGCCCTGTTAAATCTTTATACGCCTGCGACCGTGTGAATGCGACGCTCTGATCGGGAAAAAGGTTTTGAAATTGCGAAAAGGACAACCCACCAAAGCTCGGATCTCGGGCATTTGGGTCGGCTTGCATCGCCGAAACAAGGCCCGTTTGGTAATCTTGCCAGGTGCCCGCTGGGTTAAGGTTCCCACTAATCTGGGCGTATGCCGCAGTGGGGTCATACCCCGAAATTTTTGCTAAGTCAGGAGATGCCAGCGCCTGGCTTAAAGTGCTTTCGTCATATGCGCCATACTTAGCGCCCTGCCGATACTTTTTAAGGCGAGGATCAGTTTTGTAATCGAAGCTGCCGTTAGCCATTATTCTACGCCCACTATTTTACGCCGCCGCAAACGACCCAGCGGTTTGTATTGCAAATTGACGCGCCTGAAAGTAAAAGGTTCGTCGCTGGCATTGTTCGCGTACACGAGCTGAGTGCTATTATCGTATCCCGTCAAATCGGTGTCTCCATACAGCGCCTGCGACTCTCCACCCAAGAGAGAGGTGCCGATAGAAAACGACCCTAATGCTGCTGCGGCCTCGCCCATGTTGATCGTCTGCATGACGCCAGAGATCTTAGGGCTGACCTGTTTCACCTGTACGTCGTAACTGGAGCTTTGCGTATCAAAGAAGTGGCGGGCATATAGCCAGCGCAGCCGCACGTCGGCACCCATCGGCGCGGGCGAACCCGTCGAAAACGAGGCCGAGATAGACGAGGAGTCGTCGTTGTTGTTCTTGTCGTGCGTATAGACGTAGCCATTGAAGCCACCCGCATGGGGCACGTCATCGATAAGCGCCGAAGCGTCCCGCGAAAAGTTCGTATACGGCCCGAACCAGCAATTGAGGACCGTGTTGTAGACGATGGCGTAGTTGTTGGTCGCCTGGCTAGCCCCATAGGGTATATGAAACCATACCTCGTTGGCGGTCGGGTAATAGAGCCCATGCACGAGGTTCAGCTTGGCCTTGTTAATCGAATCCCAGAAGCGTTGGCCATCCAAGGCCTGTGAGATCTTGCTCACCTGACTCCCACCATCCCAGGCGTAGATCCCATCCAATCTGGGGAAGAGCTGCAGGCCTGACGGCAGGTTGACGATGCCTCGGCCCGATACGGTGCCGCTGGGGGCCCGGCGCTGCACCTGATAGGGCACGGTCGCGTTGCCCGTGGGCGTCAGGACGTGTATGCCCTCATCAGTATGTACCGCCAGCGCATTGCCGAGTGGGCTCAGGCCTGTGATGTCGAAGTCGAAGTTGTAATAGTCGCTGGAGCCCCAGGTTGTGATGTCGCCCGTGCTGGAGCGCCAAAGTTGATACTGGGCCCCGTTGACATTGCCGATCCACAGCCGGTTGTCCCAATAGGCGATGTGCTTGCCCTTGGTGAAGCGACCGTCGTCATCAAGGTTGGCGATGTTGTTGGTGCCGCCTGCCCAAGTGATCGAATCGGTGTCTACGCCATTGGTCAGCACGAGCGTCGAGCCTGCCAGCACCCACTCAAAGACGTTGTCATCGCCTGCGGTGATGGTGATCGATGCAGAGCGGTCGGTGCCGCTGCCGCCGGTCACGTCATAAAATTTGTTGCCCGCAATCGCAAACGTCTTCTCGGTCCCGGCCAGCGTGACCTGGCCCAGCGCCGTTATCGTTGCCCCGCTGTTTAAAGCGCTGGCGTTGAACTTCGCAAACCCCTTGCGTTTTTCGATTTGGCCGGCCTGGCCGATGCGGCAGTTGGACATCTCGTAGAGCGCATTGGTGCCCAGGTCTTCGGCGGGCAGGTCGTAGCGGACGCCCTTAGTCCAGGGACCGTATTGGACGGTCGCCGCATTGATGCTCACGAGAGCGATCCCTCTTCGACCGTAAAGGCGAAGTCATAGCTATAACCGTCATCAGAGCGACGACGACGGTAGCTGCGGTTACCCTGGATATTGGTGTTCTGCGCCAGGGCCCGCTGTATGACCCGCTCCATCTCCCGCCGGTCGATCATCGCACCCTGGTCATCTCCCTTTTCTTCTTTGTAGAGCGCCGAGATGCCAAAGATGAGGGCCGGTTGCACGATGGGCGGCATATAGGGATCCAACGAGTCGGCATCGTCGTCGGAGTCGAAGTCGGGGATGAAAGCGTAGTAGCGATACGCGATCACGTCGCTGCTATTGGTCGGCTTCGGGTACAGCGCGACCTGCACATAGCCCGTGGACGAGTTGACCCCGTCTATCGTCACGTAGGACGTGTCGCCGGTCACCGAGTGATCAGGATCGGAAGCGTCGAGCGTCTGTGACGAGATGATGAGCATCACATGATCTTCTGTTTGATTCCGAAAGCTGAGCGGCTCGGCTACGTCACTGGCCAGCGAGTAGGTCTGAGTGCCCGAAGTCACCGTGAAGGTCGAGGCCTTGAACATCCAGAACCACTTGGCACGACTCGACACATCCTTGGCGACGATGTTTAAATAATCTCGGGCCGCATTTTTAAATGTGGTCGAAGTCTCGTTGAGTCCGACCCGCCGCAGCGCCTGCTGTATGACCTGTATGTTTGTCACTAGTGCATGTCCGTCCAGGCTCCATTGACATACGCCTGGATCTTGTTGGTGGACGTGTTGTAGATCAGTAGCCCATTAAAGGGGCTGGTCAGCGCATCGCGCTCCGTAGTGGTGAGCTGCGGAGCGGCGAGTGCGCTGAACTGCGTACCATCCCCGTAATAGGTGCTGGCGTTGACGCTGCCAAAGACATTGACATCGCCATCCAGATCGGGCATTACTGGGCGTAAGCCTCTGCGCCGAGCTGGTCGAGATCGTACTCGCTCATGTTGTTGCCATTGCCCTCCAGCCAGCGCTGCTTCCATGTGGCTACGGCGTCTGCGCCCCGCTCGGTGATACGTCCCGGCGGGTCGGCAACGAAGTCGGGCGCATGGGTTACTTCGCCATAGGCGGCAGCAACCTGGCGGGCATCGCTGACCGTGCGCTTTATGCGCTTCTGTCGCGCATGGGTGTTGTTGATATCCAGCGCAACCCGAAGCTTTTCTTGCAGCTCTTCGTTGTTGTTCATGGCGTTGATAATGACGTTGACAACATCATCAGCGTTCTGGCTCGACTCGGGCGCTGCAGCTTCGGAGACGGCTATCTCCTCGGCTGCGGACGCTACCGGGTCGGTGCTATGCTGCGGCACCTTGGGCATAATGCCTCCCTGGGATAGTTAAGAGGGACGGGTTGTTAAGCCCGCCCCTCCGAGTGTTTAAACGGCTACGCCACCAGGCCCTGGATGACCACACCCACATGGCCGGTGTCGTCGGACGCAAAGGTCGCCAGGCCCACGAGGGGCTCGGTTTCTGCATCCTTGGTCTGGACGGCACCCGCTACGCCATCGCTGAGCGTCAGGTTCGCTCCTATGGCAACGGCCCCATCGGACAGGATCGTAGCGACCCCTGCCGTCTGGAACCAGCCGTAATAGTTTGCTTGGAACGTCATCGGCGTAACGCCTGCGATGATATAGTCGGTGCCAGCGGTCGCACCTACGACGTTGTACCACAGGCTACCCGTCACAGCCACGTCGGTGGCCGTGGTGACGGCTACTTCCAGCCCATCATACAGCGTGAAGGTGATGGCGTTGGACGATGCAGCAGTATTGGACTTGATCCGATACTGATAGCCCTCGCCCGCATCGTCTGTAGTGTGGAGATAGCCACCGGCATACTGGTTCAACGTCGCACTGCCTACGGTGCCCGAGTCGGTGTAGGTGACCTCGGTCGCCCCGGCAGAGGCGGCGGTGAGTTTGCCGTCGCTTTCGACAATCGCGGTGGCGCTCACATCTTGCGATACGAGCAGGCCGCGATTGATGGCGGCAGCGGTGTAGCCATAGCGAAATACGCGACCATCGGCCAATTCCAACTTTTCGCCAATGGCGTAGTTGGGCGTGGACGACTCCTCGTAGATCCCCTGGCCCTGCTTGGAACCCAGGCCCCCACCGCCAATGCGGTTGTTGCCGAAGTTGTGATTTCTAAAGTTGCTCACGGTTCATTTCTCCTTTGCCTATGGGCAGGCTCTGAAGCCCCATTGGCTTGGGGCTCGGAATTTTAGCTGGCCGTCAGGTTGTAGATGACGCCCTGGCGACGACGGTTATTCGTCGTAAGTTGCAGCCCCACAACAACATGGGCCACTTTGGCAAGCTGGTTGGCGGGCTGAATAAATTCGGTGTTCTGGAACTCCATTCCGCGCATCAGCTTAAGCTTCAGGAATTGCGTGTTGAGGAAATACATCCGACCCGAGCCGCAATCCCGATCATACTGCACCGGAATGCCGCGATAGGTGGCCAGGCGACCATCGACACCCGGGGTGTCTTTAGTCGAAAGACGCGCATAGCCGGTGCCCTCAAAAATCTCTTCATAATCGGAGTAGAGATCCGCGGTCGTGAAGATGTGGGACGGCTCGGTCGCGCCTTCGGAGGTGTCGGTCCACGTCGAAGACATACGGATCATGCCCTCGTAGAAGTCCGTACCCGTAATCGTCTTGAAGGACGTGTCCGAGGTGGCGTTGTTGGCTTTGTTCTGCCACCAGCTATTACCGCTGATGGTGATGCCACCAAGGGTCGTCGGAGACGAGCTGGGCGCGTCGGCAATTATGTCCTGAAAGCCGAGCGGGCTCTTGCCGGTCTGTGCCGAGTAGAGGCTGGCGTTGATCTGATCCGACAGGGTTAAAACCGACTGCTCGGTCTTGGCCGTCAGCAGTTTCATCGCCGCATCACTCTTCTGGTTTTCGACCTCTTCGGTGCGCGAGATCGTGACGGGCACTGCGCAGTAGCGCCACGGAAAAAACGCTGCCGTGATGCCATCGACCGAGTCGGTGTTGAGCGTGTCGTAAGAACTGAAGTAAGTAGCTGTATTTCCTGAATATAGGAGGTCTTCCTTGATCTCTTTTCCTCCCGATTCTACCTCCAAAGCATTGCCCTTGCGCATCGCGGCCAAAGTTGGATAAGAATCGAAAAAATTATCGGTCAACCTCTTCCTGTGCGCACGAAGACTAAGCGTCCATGCGGCGTTCCAGGTCTCGGTGGTGCTAGTAGATGCCATGACTTAAACTCCTGTGGCTCATATGTTTACGGTTCACTCGAAACCGAGGGCTTTTAGCTGGTTGATGACCTCGGTTTCACTCAATGGCCCTGCGTCCTCGGAACTATCCACTGAGCTGTTCGCCGCCACCCGGCGCTTGCTGCTGCGCTTAGCCTGTTGGTCGGCATTACGCAGAGCCTCTGCGGCCTGCTGCGTTCTGCCGCTCACCTGCTCGTACGCTTCGATCACGGTGTACTTGCGACCGGTGCGCGGGTTGGGTGGGGCGTCTGATTTGAGCATGTGCAATATTTGCTGTCCATACCGCCGCACATCCTCCCCATAACGATCTATGGCCTGCTGCACGTCCTGGCGCGTCTTCACCTGGGCTTGCTCGGTCATATAGTTATGGACGCCGCTATATCCTGACTTCAGCGAGTCGTTTTCCTGACGCAGCGTGTCGATCTGGCCTTGCATCTGTTGGAGGTGAGCCCCCACCTGATGCTGGACTATGGCCTGCACAGTATCGATGGCTTGATTCTCATCAGCCGTCAGTGAGGCCCGCATCTGCTGGATCGGGTCTGTGTCGGGTATGACGGCCTGCTGCAGCCGGTCGGCCCATTGCTGCTGGTGCTGCTGGGCCTGCTGGTTTTGGGTTTGTATCTGCTGTTCGCGCTGGGCAAGCTGCGCCTCGCGCTCCCGCAGATCCTGTTGCGACCGGGTATAGTCGGCTTGCAGGTTTTTGGCCAGTGGGGCCAAAGGGCGCAGGTTTTCTGGCAGCTCATCGACCGGGGTGCGTAAAAGGTCAACTTTGCTGTCGTCTGCTACTGAGTCGGTTGCTTTCGCAGAGTGTCCCGCTTCGGGCTCGGGGGCCGATTCCTGGGTGGCATCCGCATCGGGAAACAGCAGCGTATCGCTGGTAGTTTCATTAGCGGATGCGCCAGCATCGGGTGCCTCGGCACCGTTAGAGGAGCCTACGTCGATCACGGCCTCAGTCACGTCAATCCTCCGTGCGTAATCGCTCAGCAGCGGCTATAGCGGCTTGCGGCGTGTCGCCGAAGCCAGGCTGTAGCCCGTCGAGCTTGGGTTTCTTGTCGAAAAGGTCACCCGGCCGATGCTCACGACTCCCACCTACGGGATCGGACGACTCGGTGACGTTGTATTTCCTAAGTAGCTCTTGCTTGTGGCTATAACTGTTGACGACCTCGCCAAAGCCTGGATGGAACTTGCCATACATGCTGGAATGGTCGTGATGAATGCGGTTGACGGTATTAAAGACCATCGGCGCGTTACGACCGCACTTTTCGCAGTCGATGCGCTTTTTGATGTCTTCGCGGCGGCGGGTAAATACGTCCTTGTGGAGGTGGCCGCACGTCGAGCATTCGTAATCGTGAAATACCATGGCTTATCCTTGTCCCGGGGCCCGCTGCAGCTCCTGGCTGACCTCTTGCGCGTTTGAGCGCACCAGCGAGACGATGTTGCCTTCGGTGCCTGCTCGTTCCCGCACCGAGCCGATGTCGCCGCCCCCACCAGGGGCCCCACCTGCGCCGGGCGCCTGGCCCTGCGCCATCTGCTGCAAAAATTGCTGATGCTGGGCCATGTGCTGCTGGGCGATCTGCATCACCGCCTGCTGCTGAGCGGGTAAAAGCTGCTGGAATTCGGGCATCTGACCGATCTGGCTGTGGATCTGCAAATGCACCTCGTGATTTTCGTCGGGGCTGACGTTTACCGCCGCTCCCTTTAGCAAATACAGCAGGTTCTCCATGCTGGCCAGCTTGATCACGTCGGCATCCATGCCCGGCTTGAAGTACTTGTCGGGGTCGGCCACTTTAAACGCCTTAAGCAGTCCGTTGATGGCCTCGCGCCGGTCGATCTCGGGCAGTTGTATCGTGTAGTTGAAGAGCGCCAGCGCATCCTCGCGCTCTAGCTGCTCCGTCAGCGGGCTCATCGATCCCGTTTCAATGTCTACGGAGTAACGCACCCGCAGCATGTCGGTCGTCACCGCCTCATAGACCGGGTCGGCCTCGTCCTTTGCCACGTTGATCAGAAACTCTTCGGGCAGATACCTGGCGTCGGCCATCATGCGCAGGGTGTTGCGCACCACCGTCTCAAAGACCACGGCTACCTTGTCTTGCATCCACTCCCGGTTGAGCTGGCCATAGCTGGCCTCCAGGCTGGCCTGGGTGGCGGTGACCTTCTTCCCGCCGCCCATCGCCATCTGACTTACGCCCATCGACTGCTCTTCGTAGCCACGAGCGTCTTTTTCGATGCCGATCTGATCGGGTGGAGGAGCGCCGAAGCCCAATTCCTTAAACGACTGATTTACATCCTCGACCCAGATGACCTCGCCATCGCGGCCCGTCTCTAGCTGGTGCCCGATGTCGGCATTGCTGTCGCGCTCTCGGCGCGAGGCCAGGAGGATCCGCTGGTTGCGCTTGAGAAGATCGATGCGGCGGGAAATGCTTTCTACGATGACCTTTTGGAGGTCTTCGCCGTAGCGCATCGGCGGCTCCCCATAAAAGCCCGAAGCCGTCGAATCGAACCGCAGCGGGATATACGGAAAGCCCCCATCGGTGAGGAACCCGCCCTCGGGCTCATACTCCCCCGTCATCAGCATCTCCCCGGTGAACGGGTCGGGCGCATAGACCGGCTTCATCGCCCGCATCGGATGCTCGACATCTTCGATGGGGTCTTCGACGCCCGGGGCGAAGGTATAGCGACGACGCTTCATGCGGTCATGCACCTCATACAAGACCGTCATCTCGCCCATGGATTTGGACTTGGCTATCGCTTCCTTCTCGTTGCTACTGTCCACCGAGCCACTGTCGCGTAGGAAGGAGTCCTGTACGTCTTCGTCAATCGTCTCGCTTGCCTGTATCTGACGCCGGTTTACAAAGCGGTCATCCCGCTTGACGTATTCCAGGGGCACCGTCATCCGCTCAATGACATACCTGGCATGGCTGAGCTTATGCGGCGGCGTCAACGGATCAATAAAGACGTTGAAGGGGTTGACTCGGTGGACATAGGGAAAATCGTCGTTGAGCGAGTCGTTGAGCGTGTAGGGCGCGATCAAGTCGTCGTCACCGGCCGGGTTATAGCCGCATTTAAGCCAACCCACCGAGCAGAACAAGGCATCGAAGATCACTTGCTGCACTTCGGCCTTAGTACCCATCTGCGTCAGGGCCGCATTGGCTACGCGCTCCAGTATGGTCGAGGCAAACTCTTTGTTGGGCTCTTCGACGTGAAAATAGACATGCGGGTGCTGAAAGCTGATGCTGGCGATGATCTGTCTGACCAGCGGGTAGAAGCGTGAGACTTTGACCACCTTGTCATCGGGCAACGAGCCGACATCATACTCCAGCTCATAGGCGCGGAGCAGGCGTTTCCACACCTTATGCCGGTCCCGCATATACAGGGCGCTGTTTTCTATGCAGCCCTGCCAGAAGGTGATCTCGCGTTGCTTCATTTGCGCGTTTGCGGTTTCGGCGTCCCGTTAAAACCCTTGGACTTGCCTGAGTTGCCCGAGCTGTTTTTGCCCTGGCGCTTTGCGGCCCGCTTGGCCTGAGCCATCCCCTTCGGGGTATACGCGTATTCCTTACCTGCGACGTTTGGCATTATTTCTTCACCTTTTTGCCCATCTGGTCAGCGTTGGCCGGTGCGGGCTTGACCCGTTTGGGCCCTTTTTTGCGCGTGGGACTGCCGGTAGGTGTTCCATTGAATTTTGCCATGGGAAAAAGCTCCTTTAGGCATAACGGCCTGAGCGCAGGCCTACGTTGGAGGTCATCTGGTCTATCATCTGCTGGGCGGTGCCCTCATAGGGCGTCTCTTCCACCTTGTGCGGCTTGTAGATGTGCATCATGGCGTAGCGCAGCATGTCGGCCATGTGGTCTTCGGCGTGGGTGTCGCAGTCTTCGATGTTGGAGGAGCTGCGCGGTAGCGCAGGCATCGTGCGCATCAGGTTGTCGTTCCAACCATCGAAGGCATAGAAGCGCTTTTTGATCAGCGCGTCGTTGATGACCCGCCACCCGTTGATGCGGTCGTTGTTGGCCCGAGTCAGCCATAGGCCCGCCTCGCTAAAGACATCGGCCGGCGAGATGTTCATCACGTCGGTCAATCGCCTCTTAACGAAGATGGAGGGGTCGGCAAAGATCGTGGTGGGACGACGACCGCCGGTAAACGGGCAGTTGTCGATCAGGTCGTTGATGTTGGCCGCATGTTGGGAGGCGGTGCAGTTGGCGCGATAGTATTCCGCAATTTGATATATGTTGCCATCCCAGTCCGAGGTAAACAGCCCAAACGCGCTAGGTGCCGCTTCGCCGTAGTCAAGCGCCCCGAAAAGAGGCCACCCCTTGTCGATCTCAAAGCTGGGTACGGCGATATGGTCATTGTCCCAGTTCCCAAAAAAGGCCCCGACTATCGCATCCCAATCGCCCGCCAGCCAGGCCCTGACGAGATTCTCATCCCCTACCGCCCGCAGCCGGTCGATATAGCCCGGGTCGTTTTTAAGGAGGATCTTGTTGTCGGTGACCAACGACTTGATGTACATGCGGGTCATCCCGTCGTTGCCCGTGATCAGGTGCCCCTCGGGTGCGGGATCGATGAAGTACTTCTTGACCTCTAAATGGCCAGGACCGCCGGGGTTGCCGGTGGAAAGGATTCGCTTGACCGGGATGTTGTGCGCCGAGCGCAAGCAGGCCTTGAGTTTGTGGTAGGGCTTGAGCGTATTCCAGCTTCCCAGCTCGTCCCACATGATGATCGAATACTGGTGGCCCTGATAATGATCGGCATCCATCTCGGATTCGATATGACGCAGCCGTAGCGACGCCCCATTGGGAAATTGCCACGTATGGGAACCGACCTTGTACTCGGCACCGGGGAACATGTCGTAGTAGATGGCTCGGGAGCGCTCAATGATCTCATCCAGCTCGGGGTAGGTGCGCCGAAAGAGGATGCCGCGCCAATGTTCGCCGTATTCGATGACATCGGAAGCAAACGAGCCGAGAAGGTAGTCCGATTTTCCCCCGCCTCTTGAGCCGCCAAAGAACAGCTCATCGACAAAGGTCGCCCGTATGGCCTTTTCCTGGGGGCCCGGCTGGGGTGTCCACGTCATGCGGGCACCTTCTTTTCCACGGCCTCTTCTACCGCCTGGGGCAGCTCGGGTACCACGACGGCCGTCGTCTCCAGCGCCTCGTTTAATGCCTCCATCTGCTGGTTTTGCTCCAGCCATTCCTCATAGGTCTGGGCACGGGGCGGCGTGTTGGGCCCTTTCAGCTCGTGGGTATGGGCCACCTCTATGCGGTCATCCCCCACCTCGATGCGGATCTGCTCCAAGACCTTCAACCGCAGCGACACCCGGGGCTCGGGGATATGAGCGAACATCTCCGACAGCACCTTGACCCGCTCCTTGCGGTCGGCCAACTGGATGTCATCGAAGTTGTTCTTATACAGCTCAAGCTGCTTTTGATACTCGGCCTGGAAATCAGGATCACGCTTCCAGGCATTGACCGTGACGTAGTGGACACCGACCTGGGCGGCTATCTGGTGGGACTGCCGACGACGGGAATATCGATCCAGAATCATCATCTGAATCGCCTCGTGATGTCTATCAGAGAGCTTCATCGCTCAATAACTCCAGATCCAGGGCCGTTCCCCGTGGAAGATGTCGTCTTCAAGGTCGTCGAGGTGGATAAAGCGCTTGTGATGCGGCACATCCGACCGCTGCTGTATGCCAATCCCGGTAAATCCATGATTCTCAGCCCGCCCGACAATCGAATACGCCGGTTCCCCATACATGGCGATATCACAGGCCCGGCCATGGGTATGGGCCCCGGGCCGGTCCTTCTTGATCTCGTTGGGATGGGTCAGGCTGCGGTAACCGCTGGTGATATACAGCGGGCCCATCTCATCCCGCAGATCCTGAAGCCGGTCCATGAACTCGGGGTTCATAATGCAGGCCCCCGAATGGCTACAGGAAAACTCCTCAAACGAAAAATTCGGCCAGCGGTCCCGAGGCCAGGTGTCTGCGGTGTATTCCATGGGCTACGGGATCCTATCGCTGCTTCTGCTTTACGCCCTTCTGGCGACGCACATGATAG